ACATTTCAAGGAACTGGTGCTTTAACTGTAGGAACTGTATAATCTAATTTATGTCAGTTATTGATAGAGTTAAATCTCATTTTGAAACTCTTAAAACTATCACTATTGAAGTTGAGGAGTGGAAAGACGAGAATGGTAATCCTAGTGTCTTTTATTCTGAGCCTTTAACACTTGAAGAAAAAAATATCATTTTTAAGAAATCAAGCAACTTTCAAGACTTAACTGTTCTTGTTGATCTTCTTATAATGAAACTTCAAATTAAAAATGAAAAAGGCGATATGATTAAAGCCTTTAGCCCAGAAGATAAATTTGCGTTAAGAAAAAAAGCAGATTCAAATGTAATCTCAACTATTGCTAATCAAATACTTGCAGATACTAATTACGAGGATGCTGAAAAAAAGTAGATAGCGACCCTGATGTTAGGTCGCTGTTAATTATAGCAGAACGATTACATCTTACAATTCAACAAGTTCTTGATATGCCTGTTAGCCATTATAATTTATGGTTAGCTTACTTGAAAAAAGAGCAAGAACAATATAAAACAAGCAAAGAACTAGCTGAAGCAAGGAAATATAAATAATGGCAAATCAAAGACTTAATATAGACATTATAGCAAATGATAAAACCAAACAGGCTTTTGGTAATCTTCAAAAAGGTTTAGGTCGTTTAAAACAATCTGTATTTAATTTAAAAAATGCTTTTATTGGTTTAGGTGCTGGTTTAGTTGTTAGAAATTTAGTTACTACTGGAAAAGAAATAGAAAATTTAAGAACAAGATTAAAGTTTTTATTAAAGAATACAAATGAGGGTGCAAAGGCATTTGAAAATATGTCAGAATTTGCATCAAGAGTTCCATTTTCACTTGAAGAAATATCAAGAGGTTCAGGTATTTTAGCAACTGTAACAGATAATGCTGATGATCTACAAAATATGTTAGAGATAACAGGTAATGTTGCGGCAGTAACAGGATTAGATTTTAGAACTGCGGCTGAACAAATACAAAGATCATTTAGTGCTGGTATTGGTGCGGCAGATTTATTTAGAGAAAAAGGTGTTAGAAATATGCTTGGCTTTAAAGCTGGTGCAACTGTTTCTATTGAGGAAACAGTACAAGCATTTGAAAGAGTCTTTGGTTCAGGTGGAAGATTTGGAAAAGCTACAGATGAATTAGCACAAACATTAGAGGGAACTTTATCAATGTTAGGAGATAAAGTTTTTGCATTTAAAAAGACTTTATTAGATGCTGGATTCTTTGCACAATTAAAAAGACAATTTGGAGATTTAGATAAATTCTTAGTAAAAAATTCAGATAGTATTGAAAGAATAGCAATAGGTTTTGGAACTGTATTAGCTAAAGCTGTAGAGGGAATAGCAAATTTATTTAAAAAATTAAAAGAAAATGTTGATACAGTAATCACAGTATTTAAAGTTTTAATAGCAATTAAAATAGTTGCGTTTATGATTTCATTAGGAAAAGCAATCGTTCCTGTACTTGCTGGACTTCGTGGTTTAGCGGCATTATCAGGTGTAGGATTAGCTTTAGTTGCGGCATCAGTTGCGGCTACAACTGCAACATTCAAATTATTAAATAAACAAATAGATAAAACTATTGAGGGATTATCTCAAGCTATAGATAAAAATATTTCAATGAGAAGTACAGCTAGAGAAATGGCTATACTTATGAGAACTTATAAAGAAGAAGTTAAAGAAGTTGTTGAATTAACAAATAGAGAGGCTGGAATATTAGCACATCAAAAACAAGAACTTCAAACTATAAAAAGAATATTTGAAGACATGAATGAAAATGCAATAGAAAACATTAAAATTAAAATGAATAATATTAAAGAAACTATAGCAGAGGGTTTAAATGCTGGTATTACTGGATTTTCAAATGCATTATCAAGAGCAATTATTCTTGGAGAGGATTTAGGTAAATCATTTAAGAGAATGATAGCAGATGCACTTGTTCAAACTTTAGCTATTTTAATTGAAATAATAATTAGAATGGGAATACAAAAATTATTAAATATTGATTTAGAAAAAGGCGAAGATAAAAAATTACAAAAAGCTAAAGCATTTACTAAGGAATTAAAAGTTCAGGTAGCATTAGCAACTATACTAGCTTTCTTAACAGGTGGTGCTTCTATGAGTGGTGGTGGTAATGGTGGTTTAACTTCTATGTTTAGTGGTAGAGCATCAGGTGGTTCTGTTCAAAAAGATAAACCATATTTAGTTGGAGAACGAGGTGCTGAATTATTTATACCAAACCAATCTGGTCAAATACAACAATCTGCAAGAGGTACAGGTGGTATGGGTGGTGCAACAACAGTTAATTTTAACATTAGTGCAACTGATGTAAAAGGTGTAAAAGAATTATTATTAGATAATAGAGCAACAATCGTTAATGCAGTTAATTCAGCATTAAATGAAAAAGGTAAAGAGGCATTAGTATAATATGGCTGGACAATTTCCAACATCTCCCGTTGCAAGTGATGCTCAAATAGGCTCAGAGCAAAATACAATAGTTTCAGTAACTACATCTGGTAGAGTTCAAACAAGACAAATTGATGGACAAAAATTTACAATTACTTTGGATTATGCACCAATGACTAGATCAAACTTTGCACCTATTAAAGCATTTCTTATGAAACAAAGATCAAGATTAAATACATTTACAGTTATTCCACCTGTTGTTTCAAATGCACAAGGTGTTGCTACAGGAACTATAAGTGTTGATGGTGCTATATCTTCTGGTGCTACGACTTGCACAATAGATGGCATGACAATAAGTACAAATGGAATATTAAAAGCTGGAGATTATTTTAGATTTTCTGGGCAAGAAAAAGTTTATATGGCAGTTGAAGATTTAGATGCAGATGGTACAGGCTCTGGCACACTTACATTTGAACCACCATTAAGATCAGATGTAGCAAATAATGTTGCATTAGTTTATGATAATGTTGATTTTACTGTAAGACTTAAAAATGATATTCAAGAATATAATATTGTAACTAACGATCTTTATAAGTATCAGATAGATTTAATAGAACAATTATAATGAAAAAATATAAAATAACCCACAAGATAACTGCCGATTTTATTGCTGAAATTATTGTTAATGAAGATCAAATAGATACTTCAATTAACGATCTAAAGGAATACAAGAAACCTAATAGCAAATTTGAATTTACTATGGTAAAAGGTACTGAAAACTTAACTCAAAGTAATTACGAATTATATGACGAGAACTCTAACAACAGCAGTAAAGAATGAACTTGCAACAGATAGCTTACAGCCTATTAATCTCGTTTATATTAATGTAGATACAGGTTATAGATTTACCGACCATTATAAAGATATTACTTACGATTCTAATACATATTCAGCATCATCATTATTTACTAAATTAACAAGTGTTAAAGAATCTTCAGAAGTAGAAGTTTCTAATATTACACTTTCATTCTCTGGTGCAGATCAAACAATCATATCTTTATTTTTGTCTAATCAATATATGGAAAAAGAAGCTGAAGTTTATAAAGGCTTTTTAGATAGTAGTGAACAAGTTATTGCTGACCCATTTCTTTTATTCAAAGGCAGAATAGAATCTTTCAGTATTGATGAAAGCATTAACCAATCTAATGCTAATATTGTTGTTGCATCTCATTGGTCAGATTTTAGTAAAATAGAGGGTAGAAAAACAAACACAGGCTCACAACAATTACACTTTGCTAATGATAAAGGTTTTGAATTTGCATCACAAACAGTTCAAGATATTAAATGGGGTAGATCATAATGCAAGATGTTATTAATCTATTTAACAAGTTTGATCGTTATAAAGGTAAAGAACTAACTAACTATTTAAAACCATCAATCAAACTTAATCAATATAAAAAATTTTATGATAATAACGAATTAGTTGGCTTTGTTAATTGGGCTTATATCCATGACTTAGTAGAAAAAAGATTTAAACAAACAGGTAAGATTAAACCTAATGAATGGAACTCTGGTAGCAATCTATGGTTAATTGAAATTGTGTCTATTAAAAATACATTTAAAATGATGCGTTGGGTTTATAATTACTTTAGAAAACAATTAAAGATAGATCATTCTATTAATTGGTTAAGAGTAGATCAAGATATTTATAGAGTTGGTCAAAAGTTTAAAAGGAGTTTTCACTAATGGGTGGTGTAGTAGAAGCAGTAGTAAATGTTGTAACAAGTTTTATTGGGTGGCTAATACCAACACCTGATATTCCTGATTTTGAAACACCTGAAGAAGAAAAAGGTGTATTAATTAATAAGTCATCTAACAATGCACAAATACCTATTATTTATGGAAGAAGACAAGTAGGAATCACAAGAGTATTTTTAGAAAGTTCTGGTAACGATAATCAATATTTATATATGGCTGGAGTAGTTTGCGAAGGAGAGATTGAAGAAATACAAGAAATTTACATTGATGATAAAAAAGTTACATTTGATGGTGCATTAACGGATGGAACATTAAGAGAAGTAGATAGTTCAGATTCTAATTTTTATAAAAGTAGTTCACATATTCAAATACAAGCATTTTATGGAACAGATAATCAAGTTGCATCTTCAATATTAACTAACTCTACTAATTGGACATCTAATCATAGACTAAGAGGTGTTTGTTATTTAGCTTTTAGGTTTAAATGGAATCAAGATATATTTAGCTCAATTCCACAAGTAAGAGTTACTTTAAAAGGCAGAAAAGTTTATGACCCAAGAACTGATACAACTGCATACACATCAAACTCTGCTTTAATATTATTAGACTATTTAAGAAATAATAGATACGGAAAAGGATTACCGAATAGTGCATTTGAATCTGACTTTGCATCTTTTAAAACTTCAGCAGATGAATGTGAAACACAAATCACTCCATATACAGGTGGAACAGCATTTGATCAATTTGAAACTAATGCAGTTATAGATACTGACCAAAAAGTAATTGAGAATGTTAAAAAACTTCTTAATCCAATGAGATCATTATTTACTTATAATAATGGTGTTTATAAACTTAAAATTGAGGGTACAGGCACAGCAGTTAAAACAATAACAGCAGATCATGTTGTAGGTGGTGCTAAAGTTTTAGGAGAAAGAAAAAATAATAAATACAATCGTGTAATTGGTACATTTGTTAATCCTGATAAGAATTGGCAGAATGATACTGTATCTTTTCCACCAGCAGATGATACTGTTGTTGCAACTGAATTTAAACACGCAACAATGTTAGCACAAGATAACGGAACTTTATTAGAGGGTAACTTTCAATTTCCTAATGTAACTAATCAATTTGGTGCAGAGGCTTTATGTGAAGTTATTTTAAGAAGATCAAGAAATCAATTACAAATACAATTAACATTAACATCAGAATTTTTAGAATTAGAAATAGGAGATATAGTAGCAATTACATATCCAAGTGGTGGCTTTAATGCTAAACCTTTTAGAGTTTTAGGATTAGAAATTAACGAAGACTTAACTGTAAATGTTCAATTATTTGAACACCAAGATAATTTTTATACATTTAATGAAAAGAATCCTATACCCACTATTGCAGATACTATTTTAC